CGTCACCTATTAGGTAATGGCTTCGAAAGTCGCCGTAAAGGTCAGCGCACTCGCAGTGCCACTGTAAGCTGCTACCGACTGATTTTCAGTGACGTACAAGCTGTTTGTCTTGTCCACGATGATCAGCGTCGCATTAGGCGGCACCGAAATCTGATACGCCGGATACGTGATCACAGTTGCCGAGCCGAAGGTCGCGTTGTTACCCACCGCGATGGTCGCTACCGCAGCAGACGACGTGGTATTCGCCACCGTGATCGACGTGACACGGTTTACCGTGTTCGTCGCAGGCTTTAAGCCTGTCAAAGAGGTCGTACCATCGTACGTCCACGAGGTCGTGGCAGTCGCGGCTGACGAGGGGATAACGTAAGCAGTATTTCCGTAAATACTCGTTACGTTGACAATGTTCGGGTTTGCCATTTGTTACTCCTTAGAATCCGAAGATCATCGCCATAGCGATGCTTTTACCTGTTGAAATACCACCACTACTCGTCGCCCATGAGAGCGTTCCAGAGCCGTTCGTTGAAAGAAACTGACCATTCGTACCGTCTGCAGAAGGCAACGTCCAAGCAACGCTGGTAGAGATAAGACTAGGCGCTTTGAACGACACATAGTTAGTGCCGTTATCTGTGTCTTCAAAAAGTCTTACCTCTGCTGCCGTATCCGCCGTACCCGTGAAGTTGTACGCGCCAGTGCCCTTCATGCCGAACGACAAGCTAATGTTCGTATCACCACCCGTTGCAGCAATACTTGGATTTGCACCCGTGGCCGCGTTGCTCACCGTAACTTCGTTAACAGCAGACGCCACCGTCGAAGGGAACTTGATCAACTCGTTGCTGTTGGCATCCACCACCGACGCACCCGAAGACAACCGCAAGTTACCCGTCGTTAGCGCAAGACTGCCTGTAGACACCACCACACTACCACTACCCTTTGGCGTGAAATTCAGGTCAATGTTCGTGTCACCACCTGACGCCTGAATCGCAGGACCAGAACCCGTTGCCGCGTTCGTAATCGTGACTTCGTTGATCGCAGAGCCCACCGCCGAAGGAAACTTGATCAGTTCGTTGCTGTTCGAATCCAAAATCGACGCCGCACTCGCAACACGCACATTGTTCGCAGTAAATACAGTGTTGCCCGTGCCCTTGGGCGTGAAGTTCAAATCGATGTTGGTGTCACCACCAGTGGCCTGAACCGCAGGACCAGAACCCGTCGCAGCGTTCGTAATCGTGACTTCGTTAACCGCTGAAGCCACCGTAGAAGGAAACTTAATTAGCTCGTTGTTGTTTGCGTCAATCACCGAAGATGCACTTGGCATCTTCAAGTTGCCGCCCAACTGCAACGAAGACAGGAAGTTAATCGTCTCGCCTACGTCCGTGCCGTTGTTGTACACAAAGGCTTTCTTGCCATTCGGTATCGTGATACCTGTCTGGCCCGCTACCTTAACCGTGACATCAAACCCGCCTACCGAGTTGTTGAAGACCAGATAAGGTTTCTCAATCGCAGGCACCGTCACCGTGCCCGCACCAGACAAAGTCGCGGTGATGTTCAACACAAGCGCACGGAAGTCCTGCGCCGCGTTGGAATCGGCATAAGGCATGGTGTACGCGTTGACCGAGAAATCTCCCGTCACCAATGTCGCCATACCCACAACCGCTTGCTCAAGGCCTCGTGATCCGGCACTCGAACTACCCCAGTTATTGTTGGTGGTGTTGCCCCATGTACCGGACTGCTCACCATCACCAATAAGCTCAATCTTTAAGGTACTAAATGTACTTGCCATGATCTTTCCTTATGCCGCTTGTTGCGTGTCATCCACCGTTACCCAGTTTGGCGACTGAGAATCGCTGACTACCGTCCACGTCGTTATTTGCCCATCATTTACCGCATTCCAGTTGGCGGACTGTGCGTCATCGATCAAAGACCACTTCAAGAACGCAATCGTACCCACCGCACCTGTAGCACCTACACCTGTGACCACCTCGGTATTGTCAACCCGGATAGTCACCGTTCCTGTTAAGCCCGTTCCCTCAACGCCTACCGGGAACACCTTCTTAACAACAAACGCATTTACATCACCTACTTGGCCCGTTCCTGCAACGCCGTTGACCGATACATCAGTGTCGTACGACGGAGTAACCTGACCAATCTCACCAACACCTTGAACCCCTACCGGTGTGATGTTGCTGCTAATCTGGAACGCTACCTGCCCTGCTGCACCTGTACCCGCTACGCCATTCGGCGTGTAACTAATCCCCGGTGTAGGTGCGGAAACTTGACCCGTTCCCTGAACACCCGTAACGGTGAAAACCACACCGATGATAATACTTACGGTGCCTACATTACCAGTGCCAACGACCCCTGTCGGCACTACTTTTGCAACCTTTGTTACCGTACCCACCGCCCCGGTGGCCGATACGCCTGTTACCCCGTACCGAACCAACGGCACCACCGTGCCCGTCGCACCCGTGCCCGCCACGCCCGTAGGAATGATGGCGTCTGTAATCGAGATCGAGACGGTGCCAATTGCCCCTGTTCCGGAAACCCCCGAAACCGTAGGCCGTACCACCTCAACCGCCGTACCAACCGCACCCGTGCCACCTACACCCGTTACCGAGTAAGAAACCGACTCAGTAACCGTACCAACCGCACCCGTTCCCGCTACGCCCGTCACACCCCGTGCGACAAACGGTACTACAGTGCCTACACTGCCACTGCCAGATACGCCCGTGACGGTGTAAGAAACAACCTTTGCAACTGTGCCAACCGCCCCGGTTCCAACCACCCCAACCGGGATGACCGTGTCACCAACAACCAGTCCTACCGTTCCTACCGCCCCCGTTGCCGCTACGCCACTTACGGCGTAGGTGACAACCGGAGTTACTGTTCCTACCTGCCCTGTGCCCTCAACGCCAGTGACGCTAACGACCGTGCCGGAAACGAAGCCGCCCCAGCCGTTATCGCCCCAAGCATCTGCACCCCAGCCATTTGCAGAGATAGGCAGGCCGCTCCACGAGGAGTCGCCCCAGCCATATTCACTCCAAGCCGCTGAAGGTACGGACACATTTTTTCCTTACTTAGGCAATGCGAATAATGGCAGTGGCTGCAGCAGGTGCTGGGAATTGAATCTGGAAGTCACCCGAGCTAACCTGCTGGTCACCACCAAAGCTCAACACCGCACAAGCAGGATCGCCTGCTGCCGTGTCGTTATAAATGATCGCGCCGCAAGTAGTGAACGTCGCAGTAGACCACGTGGTGTTGTCAAAGTCGCACACCGCTGTGGTGCCATCCGCTACAGGCGTCACCGAAACCAGCGTATTGCCACCCGTGGTATAGCCGCTACCGTTAGGAATCTCGTCCGAGTTGCTGGTCAGGTTGGTGTAGCTGGTTGTCGCCGCGCCATACGTTCCCGAACCGGCTGCAGTGGCCTTCATCAGAGCAATCTTGAAGGTATTGCCAGTAGAAGCGGTAAAGTTGTGAACTGCCCGCAGAATCTCTACCTTAAACGAGGTAGGCATAGCAGTGGTTACAGAAATAGGCATATCAGTCCTCCAAAAGTTTTATAAGCTCAGGGTGCCCCGCTTCGCGAAGGCGGTTTGCAAGCGTGGTGTTGTGAGATGCAACGGCTTGCCGCATGTACCTCACCAATACCGCACGTATTTGGGTTTTAAAAGCTTCCGCCTGCTCACGAATAGCCGGATGAGAGCTTTCTCCAACATAAACAATCTTTTCCAACGCCATCTCGGCTACTTCTTCTGGCGTGAATCCACGTCCAGAAACCATAACTGCCTTGATGTCGCCTAGTAATACGCCGCCGTTTATCATGGACCGGGTGACTCCGATTTAACTCTCAAACGTATCATGCCGTCTCTGTACTCATCACGACGACGGCGACCCTGCTGCTCAATACCCAGACCTTGCAGCGCTTGTTTGTAGCTATTCTCAAAATAGCCCAACATGTCCCCCGGACCTTTTGTATAGCTGTAAGCCTGTATCAGGCAAGCATACAGAAGGGCCTCAGGTGCGTTATCGCTCACCCACGTGTTCGGGTTTGTGGAAGACAACTGCGCTGGGCGATAGATGTAGCCAAGCTCCACCGCGAACGCCGCGTTAGGTGTCGGTGCAACATAGAAAGTGTTCTGATCCCAGACCGAGTAGTACTTCGGCGTCCCCGTGTCCGCGCCATCCGGCCAGTATTCCTTCATGAAGGACGTATCACGGAAGTCGAGGAAAAGCTGGTTGTTGCTCGCATCGGTCAACATCAGATAACGATGCGTCAAGATATCGGTAGGCGTAGACAAAAACTTATTGTTTATTGTCATCGTGCCGCTGACTTCCTTCTTGAAGACATCCAAGTCGATGTCACGAAGAATCCGGTTCTCCGCCATCGTGATGAACGTATTAATCACCGCGTTCGTGAAGACATTGCTCCCGACCTCGGTGTAGTTCCTGATGTTGGTAACCAGTTCGTCGTAAGTCATGGCTAAGTGATCGCTATTGTTACCGCCCCTACCGCCCCATAACCCACCGGGGGTGACTGAAGCGGGAAAGGACGCATGTCCGTAATATTTTGTGCAGCATACGCACTGCCTCTACTCTGAAACGCCGAATCCGCAGGCATCCCAACAAATACTGTCGTAGGTTCCACACGATCCGGCCTTGGTTCCTGAATCGCAATCGCATCGCCTTTATAACGAAGCGGATCCAACTGCGGTTCCTTCGGCTCGTAATCGTCAGGACAAACCTTAAACCCGCGCCAGTTCTTCCTTAATACGTTGTACGGATAGCGCTGACCACAGTAGTCGCACAACCCGAACGAGAATTTGCCTGTAGCAAATGCCACACTACGCCCCTACCTCAGGGACGAAATACGCACTCGCTGTGTCCCTATCCTCTGCAGCCGCACGTGCAAACTCTTCCTCGTACAACTGTTTCATCATGACCGTGCGCTCAGGCGC